AATCCCTGTTGCACTCATCAAGCGCATCAAGTCTTGTTTACCCCACTCAACGTAATCAGAATTTGCATCAACCAATGTAATATTTTTCCATAGGTGTCTGCCCTTGCTTTGTTCGCTTGTTATTTCAAACTCTAGCTTGAGATGTTCTCCATCTGACCAAGTATCGGGGTTAATTTCAGCAGAAGCATTGACGATCTTGCCAACGTATTTGCCATCTGGAACTGGTGAATTGTCATAGACGGGTGTTTCCATACCATCTGTAGTTAATCCATCCTTAAAGTAATCTTTAACATCACTCATTATTTATCTCCTTTCATACCGCTAGTGATTGAATCCCAGCTAAAGTCTATAACTTCTGGCATAGCGTAGCGGTTCTTCGCTAACCAAGCTGGTTTCTCTTGTGTCCATAGTTTTCTTTCACCGCTAGATACAGCTCGCTTTTCTTGCTTACCCATCTTGCCCTGATTCTTAACTATGTTCACATCATAATTACCAAACATAACGATATCGCTATGCTCTTGCAGTTTCGCTGAAGCTGCCTTGTGTAAAGCAATCTCATAACGATCATAACTTTCTCCGTCTGGCGGATAAAAGGTTCTGATACTGGTATGAGCCAGTTGCATGATAACCATGTTCTTTTCGTTTCTAAGTTGGTTGAGGTAATCAATATATTTTTGCCAAAGCAAAACAGCTAACTTGTAGCCCTTGCCATAAGCAATGTTATCTATTGAATCAACCTTCTCATCTACGCAAACTTTAGCCCACATCAATGACTCCAACCAATCAAGCGAGTCGATTGCCAAGGCTTTAAAGTTGTGATCCTCGTTTGCTAATTCATGTAATGCAGACATTACATCTTCATAAGATTTAGCTAGGGGAAAGTGTGGAACATCGGGAACACCAGCTAGACCATCTTCCGTCTGTATAAATATAACACCTGGTATTGATGCAGCTAATGTTGTTTTGCCGAGTCCAGCAGTTCCATGTATTAAGATACGCGGTGCTTTCCTTTCTATCTTTTCTTTTATATCGCTAAGTTTAAATGACATATTCCCTCCTTCTAGGTTTATTGTTTAGTTTCTTCTACGACTTCAACTTCTTCAACTTTTTCAACATCCCCTTGTGATGTTTCTAATGATGATTCCAATGAAGCTATAAGACGATCTTTATGATCTAGTCTTGTTCCTAATTGCATATCCAAACTTTCAATTTCGGGTTGTAATGCTTTCAGCATTGACAACATACGCGCTTCATTCTTATTGAGATCAGCTTCAAAGTATTCTTTTCCGTTGATAGTTAATGTTGGTTTTGGTTCTTGGTTTTCACTCATTTTTTTTCTCCTGAGTTAAATATTGGACAAACGAATCCTTTAGCTGGACAAAAGCGACACCAATCGCCAGCACAAGGTTCGGGTTCTAGTTCAAAGCAACGCTCGGCTGCTTCTTTCAGATCATTCAATCCCCAATGCAGTAATCCCATCAAGTCATGCTTCTGCGAGCTAATCTTAGGATTAACTTTAGGTTGCACTATTGTTGTGATTACATCTTCGGTATCTTCAGATCCAAATTCTTGTAGACATAACAAAGCATAGATACGCAGTTGTGAACTGCTTGGTTCTACTTTCCACTTGCCAGTCTTTAAATCTATTATTTCTATGTTGTTGCCATAGATGATGGTTGCATCCGCTGTTCCAAATAGTTCGGGATGAATCTCATCGCTAGAACGATACCTTCTTTCTAAGTAAAGTTCGCCTTTGGTTTCTTTTAATCTTTTATCTATGTAGTCGGTATAAGTTTGAATGATATCTAAATCTTCTTGTTCAATAATAATCTTATGACCTTGCACTTTGTGGACTGTGCCTAAAAAATCTTGAGGTGTACTTCTTTTATATAAAAATGATTCTGCTGCTTCGTGGTTTATTGTTCCACGCAATGCTGCAACATGGGTAGGTTGTTCTTCTGATATGCTCGACAAATAAGGTGATGCTGGACAATTTGACCAACGCTCAAATGATGATGGACTGATACTACTGTGATCCAATGTTTCTCTCCTCTGACTCCTTTCGTTTATGTTTCTATTATCTGCGTCTGTTCCTTTTCGTATTCTAATACATCGTCAAGACGATAATAAATTCTTCCCGTATCTTTACGCTTAATATATCTTGGCCCTCTTTTAGGCTTGGCAGTTCTCCAGTTGCAAAGCGTACCCTTGCTCATTTTCAATCTTTGTGCCAACTCACCTGTACTCAACACTTTGTCCATGTTCCTATCTCCTAAAACTATTGTGAAAAATTATCTGGTGTTAATTATTATAAATTTTAAATTATTCTAGTTAATTGTGTCAAACGATTATTTAAAATTAATTAAAATTATTATAAATTAATAATAGTTGATTGATCTCTGTTGTATTTAATAATGTAAAAGAACATAATGCAAATATTGTTTATGAACTAAAATGAACATGAGTAAAAGGATCAATGATATAACTCCTAACGAATGGAGTAAGTCTAAGGCAACCGAGATCCAAGTCGGGGGAGATCACTACGCTAAACAGAAAGAGTATCAACCAGCAGAGCTGATACAAAAACTTAAACTGTCCTGGTGCAAGTCAAACGCTATCAAATATATTCTAAGAGCTGGCAACAAAGGGCCAGCATCCGAAGATATTAAAAAAGCCATACATTATTTAGAGTTGGAATTAGAAATAGAAACGGAGAAAACATAATGCCACCATTTATTGTTGCCGATGATTCCTACATAGATTTTTTAATCTTTTGTTTTATGCGTTGGGTAGGAGAAATAAACGATCAAACTATCACAGTTTCTTTTCGTGATTACTTTGAAAATCCAGAAAGAAAATTGCAATTAGAACAAGAGTTTAGTGCAAGTTCAGATGGTGAACCTTTAGACATCTGGTTTGATCCAACAGAAGTTAAGGAGATGGTACATTGAGTACATTTAAACAAGTAAACATGATGAAAGGCTACACCAGCTCGTTAGCTGATAACCCATGCGTTAATCTGTGTGGCAGTACATCGGTTGGTGGTAATACATCTTGCAAGTATTGTGGTAGAACACAAGAGCAAATAACTCATTGGCAAGAGTACCCATCAACAGTTAGAAAATTAATTAACATTGAGAACTGGGATAAACACACCTCAAGACAAAAGATAACCGCACTCGCAGAAGAGTACGGTATCGATTTTGAAACAGCCAAACAAATATTCGCTGTTGACGGGCATCTAAGCAGTATCAATTAGATCGCCTAAACGATCCTTTGCTTCATTAATAACCCTTGCGTACTCTATTTGATCTACTGGTACGTTAGTAGCTTCTGTGTGTGCCACAAATTCATCTAACCTTCTGTGTATGCGTTTAAGTTCTTCAAGCATTGTTATCTCCTTTATTATTTTTATGATGGTCTACAAATCTTAAATTTTTAGTTTCATAATTAAATGTCAAAAAAACAACTCCCAATTCTTTTTGTTTTTCTGTTGGGCCTTTGCCACTTATATTGACAAATTTATCTCTACGTTTATCTTTTTTTGAAGTTTTAACATCTATTAAAATTGTATTTCCATTTTCATCCATAGCTACTATATCTACTGGCCCTGAACATCCTGAATTCTGAAAAACATCAAATCCTTGTTCCCACAACCACGTTATTGCATAATATTCTGCTAAATCTCCTTTCCGTTTTGTGTCTTTTATTTCTAACATTGCTTCTCCTCAATTAAACGAAGTTTTCCAAACATATTTTGTTTATATATTTCTACAAACCCATCAGGGTATCTAACTTCTAACTTGCCATTATTGGCGTGTAAAGATGTAGGAGTATTTGCTCGCTCCTCTTCTTTTATTTTTTCCCTTACCCTATCTACCTTGTCTGTGTGTTCAGTCATTTCACACCCCCCATAATCATTTTACTAATATTATCCGAAGTCTTTTGTGCGTTCTCCTGGTTCTTGTCTGCCATTAAATGCGAGTAGCGTTTAGTAGTTGACGTATCGGAGTGACCTAAAAGACCACCTATTTCTTCTAACGTGCTACCGTTAGAAACCATAAAAGAAGCAAACGAATGTCTAAGATCGTGAAATCTTAAATCATCTATGCTGGCTTCTTCTAATATTCGCTTCCACCACTTTTGAGGTGATGTTGCAAAACCTATAATCTTTTCTCCATTTCTGGGTAAGTTATCTATCAGCTGCATAGCTTGATTAGATAAAAAGATCTTCCGATCTATACCCTTGTGGTCTGTCTTGTGTTCGCTAAGCGTTAAGACATTACCATCCAAGTCTGACCAGTTGGCTTTTAATAACTCACCAATCCTTGCTCCAGTAAACAGTAGCAACCAGATTAAAGTAGTTTGCTTTTGTTTAAAGGGTGCTTCTGTATTAAGAACCACAGTCAAACGTGCCAGCTCTTCTTGAGTTAAGTAACGCACTCTTTTGTGTTCTTTGTTCATGCGAAACTTTTTAGGGAAAGGATTGGGTGTTAGTTCACCAATGGATTCCATGTAGTTAAATAATGTCCTCAGTAAACGCAGAACTGCGTTAGCACGATAAGGCCCATTGTTGTTAGTTAGATCGGTGTGTAGTGTTCTTAAATCAGAGTATTTTATGGTTCTAATATCTCTATCTTTAAGGTAAGGAAAAATCACCCCCTCAAACATCTCTACATCGTGTTTACGAGACTTTTTTTGTAAACCTACATCGCCACTCCATAAATGCCAAACATCGCTTACATTAACTTTCTGTGGCTTTGGTTCGTCTAAGGGTTTGTTGCGTGTCTCTATCGCTTTAAGTCGTGCTTCTTTCCAACCAAAGTTGTTGGTTAGTTCTCCAAGTTTAGCCTTGCGTCTTTTACCTTCGATTGTGTAATCCAAGTAAAAGGATTTGCTGTAGTTAAACTCTCGAAGATGTAAGCCACGAACTTGCTTATCTCTCGTTATGGTTTCCATACTACCCCCCTAATTGAAAAAGAAATAAGAACATAAACCCTAATAAGAGAAGGCAGTAAGCCATCTGATATAAGAAGTTATGCAACTGTGGAAATCGTTTTCTTCTCATGTCTCTCATTTTTATTATTAAATTCTTATTTTTTTAAAGCCTTCTTTTTTTGCAACTTCAGGAAATTTAATCCAAATAGTTTTTACTATTTCCCTTTGTGCGTTAGCTATATCTTTCGCAGATAATTTGCTATCTTTTCTTGCTAAAGCTCTAGCCATAAAAGATTTATTTAAAATCTCAAGTAGCTCTTTACTGCTATATGAATTTAATTTTTCTTGACTAACTGTTTTCATCTTTTTCTCTCCTAATTTATTATTAAATTTCCTCAACTATGTAGTGAATAAAAGTG